TTACCGTAAGCTTGAGAACCGTATCTGTTTTGACCGGACGCATACTTACAGAAGTTACAACAACCAAAAGCATATTGAGTGTTGGAATAAATGAGGATGTGTTTAGGTTTGTCTTTAATCAGACTGAACTTGTCGAAATTGAAAACGGAAATGTCGAGAACGAATCGATTACCATCGCTTTACAATCAGCTATTGAAATGGCAGTTTTAAAGACAGTTGAAAAAGGTATAATAAAGAATTACTGGAGTTACAAGGATGTTTAAATATTTTTTATTGTTCTTTGCTGGCTTTATCTTTTCAGCAGACAATGAAACGTCAATCGATCAAGTTGGAAACACTATAAATATTGATGTGGAACAATTGGGTTCTGGAAATATTATAGGGGGCGCTACAGCAGCAGCGGGCAGTATGACTCCCCTGGATCTTGACGGTGTAACGATGACTTTAGATATTAATCAAATAGGTTCAAGCAACTTATTTAAAGGTGATATCTACGCCGACTCGTATACAGGTTTCTTTGAGTTTAGCGGTTCATCTAACATTTTCGACATTCAAACAGATCCAAACAATACTTACGGAGCTGATTCAAGCAACGTCAACATCCAAGTAACAGGATCATCAAACGATATGTCATTAGACCAAGCAACCGCAGCTATGGCATCAACTTTAGATCTTGACTGGATTATTAACGGGTCAAACAACACGATAGATTCTGATATAGATGTAGACTTAGCAACTAACTATATGGATGTAGACGGTTCGGATAATACGATAAACTACAACGGTGATGGCTTTCAAGGCGGTTACTTTTATTTAGATCACACAGGTGGTTCAAGAACATTAAATGTTACACAAGCTTCTACTTTGGATAACGA